GGGGGGGAGGCGGAGGCAACGATGTTCCCAAAGCACCACCAGCCCGCACCGGAGGCGCAGGCTCGCCCCAAACTTTCGGAGGCTTGCCGGGAGTAGTCGGCGGAGCAATGAATGTTTCTCTGCCGTAGCCATAGCCTGCGGCGGGAGAAGTTCCGCTGCCCTGCGTCGGATGGTGAGGCGGGCCGAGCGTGGTAGCGCCATCAACTACCGGAGTCGGGTTCTGGGCTGAGCCAAAGTAGGTAATCTCGGAGCGTGCGCCGTCAGGGTATTGGGCATAGGCGCGGTAATAGACAGGCACCGTGCCCATTGCCTGCGGAATCGAGCGTTGTCGTGCAACTCCCAGATGCTCCGTCTGCACGTTGGCAAGGAAGTTCGGGTCAGTTGAGTGCTCGACAAAATACTCGACATTCTTGGTGCGGGGATTCTGGTCGGTGATTGAGACTCTATGAATCCCCGAAGCATTGGCGGTGGCGGAGATCGCGTTGGGCGGAGCCGGGGCGTTGGTCGTCCCTTGCGGGTTGACTGTGATCTTCTGCGCTACTGTATCGGTAGCGGCCGCCATTGCCACCAGCGCCTCAGCGAGCTTGGGATTCTCGCGCCAGATGGCATCAATGTTCGGAATCTTCACTTATTGCGGCCCCGCACAGGAATGTTGTCCTGCTTCACGCTGACAACGAGCTTCTGGAGTTTGAAGTACGAGCCCGGGCTGGGAGGAGCCGTTCCCCCACCAGCTCCATAGAGAGCAAAGTTCAGGTCAGGGGTAATCTGGCTCAGCGTTCCAAAGAAGTTCTGATACGCCGTCCCATCATTTCCAGAACCAAAGCTCCAAACCCACTCCGGGGGGAAGCCTACGGAAGGCACTACAGAGAACCAGTATTTCGTTCCGGCAATAGCCTGGAAGCTGATGTCCACGAAGTACGAGTACATCGGGTTCTGGTCGCCGTTCTTGTCCGGGAAGATGCCAAGAAACGTCTCGTTCCCGTTGCCGAAGATGTGCGTCGTAGCAATGATAGAGCCCGGCAGTCCTCCATTATCGGAAAGGAAATTCACGTCCCATGCCGAGATCGGGGCGGGCAGGCTGGGATTAAAATATCCCCCAACCCAAGCAGCATTTGTAATTGAAGTCGTTGTGAGCAGAGTAAAATCGTCAAAGCAGGCGGCATAGTTGCCGAACATATTGGTATCGTTCTGCGAAGCCCAGCCATCACCTGTTCCTAACCAGGGCTGCTGATAGACGATGTTTCCCTGCGGAAATGACGGCATACTTAGCTCAAGGCTAGCGTCTGCGTCGGAAACGTCACGGTAAACGTGTTGCCGCTACTCGACGTAGAAGTGAAGGCAAAGATTGCCACTGCCTTGTTTGAAGAAGTTGAGTTGTAGATCAGGGCCGAGTCAGATGTGATCGTGCTGCCCGGCCACGTCGCTGCCACGGTCCATGTCACATACGCCACGCCACTCGAGATTCCTTCCGAGACGCCCGAGAGCGTGACTCCGCCCGCGGTGTAGCCCGTCCCGGTGACTTCTCCCGTGGTGGTGTAGGTGGTCAGAGTCGTGTTGTTGAGCGTGGTCGCCCCGGCCTGGGTGTAGAGGGCAATCTTAAAAGTGTTCGACGAGAAGTTATGCACTCCGTTGAACAAGTCCTGCTTGAACTGGTAGCAAATGCCCGCTTGAAATGCCATTGTGCCCTCTCTTAATAAGTTACCGAGCTACGGGTTGACCGCAAACTCATCAATCAGCACCGCATGACCGCCCGAACTGTCGCTTAGCGTGAACTTCACCGTGTCGCTGCCTGTCCCGGTGACCGAGAACGTGTGCTGCACGTAAAGAATGCTGGTGTTGAGGTCGGTGACCGTGTACTCCGTTGTCCCATTCCAGAACACCGTAATCCCCGTACCCGTTGACCCATCGCCCAGCACCCAGAACGAGAACGTGTAAACGTGCCCATTCTGGGTTGTGATGGTCTGGTGCATTGTGACGGACGTTCCAAAGTTCCCTGTGCCGATGGCAATGGAGTTGGGATCGTCAACGAAGTTCTGCACACCATCGTTGTACTGAATTGTGTCAGGCGTGCCCGAGTCAATCGTCCAGTCGTTGAGATTTGGTTTTGAGAGCGTGTAGTTCCAGAAACTCGGATTCTGTAGCAGGTTTGTCGGGCCGCTGTACGCGAGGAAAGGATGCTGCTGGGAGTTGAAAGACTCGCTCGGCAGCAGCACGATTCCCGAAGTGGTGAGCGCCCCTTCGCTGATAAACATGGTCTGAGTGGTCAGCTTGACGTTATTCGTAGTAGCAACCAGAACGCCCACCGCCATCGTCATCGTCTGCTTGCTCAGGCTAGCCGTGACTCCGCCCGGCAGCGCATAGAACAAAAGAGCCAGCCTCTGAGTCAGGACGTTCAGAGGCCATTCCGTATCCGTGTCCGGTGTCTGAGACAAGATTCGTTTCTTGGGCGGTCTCTTGCTGGAGTTTCCCAGCCTGTCCATCAGGGGAATCACATAGAGTTCTCCGACGCCGCTGACATAGGCTTCAAGGAAGCCGTAGAGCTTCCGCTGGCTTCCAGTCTGGAACGTCTGCTCCTGCTCATGCGAGGGGGAGAAGTAAGTCGCGTAGTAGGCTGCCTGCGGTCGCCAGACTCCCGTGTTGCCAAGAGCAACCCACTGGGCATAGCTGAGAGTAGATTGCCCGTTCAGTGCTCCGATGGATCCGTAATCGTCATCGAAGTAATGACCATCTACGAGCTGATAAGCGTTACCAAATCCCCCACTCAGTCCCTGCCCATTGCCTGAGCCGAAGAGGATTTGAGGCTCGTTGTCGTTTCCTACCGCCATGATCTCGCCGCAGTTCATGGGCAGGTTCCAGACTGTCCATTTGCGCTTGAGATCGGTCGTCAGCATCTTGCCGCTAAAGCCGGTGACTAGCGGGGCACCCATCTCAATCATGCCCGCGGTATTAAGTTCACGGTAATCGAGCACCAGAATCTTGTTGCAGGAAAGAGGCGTGAACGCCGTGTTGGTTGGCGAGTAGAACGTCAGTGGCACGCCGATATAGACTCGCCGATTAATCGGGTCATTCTTCACCCAGACATGGTGACGAAGTTCCGGATCAATCGAGTTCCAAAGCGTCTGAATTTCCTGCGAGATTTTTTGTGGTTCTCCACCTGAAAAGACGTAGGCTCCCGACTCAGCCGCGAAGATGCCCCAGCCCTCACCCACATCGAAAGAACGGACACTCATGCCCCCGGCAATGTCCGAGACGGTGTAGTTCGTCCACGTGATCGGCTCCCCTACCCCGTTGTCGGTAGTCCTGCTCAGATGGTTTGCTGACAGGGTGTAGAGGTTGTCGCGGATGATCTTCTGACTCATCAGCGGCTCGGAATACTCGACTGCGTAGAGACCTGTTACGCCATCGAAGCTCTCAGGATTAAAGGCGTAGCTGAATCGTGCCTGCCCCGGAGAGACAGGCTCCGAGGTATAGACCATCATCATCTCGTCAATCGTGACTGTCTGATTGAGCGGCAGGTTGAAACCATAGATATTGAGCACCACGTCGCTCGGAATCGTGGCTGGAGTTGCTTGCGAGAAGTTGCCCGAGACGAAAGAACCGTTAGAACTTCCGACTCCGATGCTTGAGGCGTTGATCGTGGCTCGCGCCAATAGACCTTGTGTGGGGCTGTACAGGTCAACCAGAATCTGCCCCGTCATTTGAGCTGCCGAGCAATAGGCGAACATCTCAAACGTGTACAGCGTGTTGGGCGTCAGAATGGGGACGAACACGTCATCCTGGTAGGCGGGCTGGGTCAAAAGCCCTGTGATGTTGGGCGTTCCAATGCCCGTAATCCTCCAGGCAAATTCAAAGTCTCCCGCGTTGACCAGGGTTCCGTTTGACCCAACCGTCCAGCCGAGCGGGATTGCCCCTCCGGGCGTTGAGGTTCCGCCCTCAAACCCCATGTTGAGCAGATTGTTAATCTTGTTGGTGTCGCCCCAGACGGAGAGCCGATTTGAGTAGGCGAAGACTCCGGCGCAAGGTCCGAGCGTAATCAGGTTGAAAAGATTGTTCCCGGTAATGTCTATTGCTATTCCTGAGAATAGTGTGTTGTCGGAGAAATCGAAGGTGGCTGTGGTGCTGGTGTTGTCATTGACTACCGTCGAGGTACTGATCTGTTGTCCCGTCGCGGGATCTAACGCAGGGACCGGGATATAGAAAAAGTTCCCTCCCCCGGCGCCTGTGAAATGACAGATGCGAGCTTTGACATTGGGCGGCCCTATGGGCAGACCTGTGACCACGACTCGCTTACTGCCCGCCGATGTCCACGAGACGGCAGGACAGGGCTTGGTAATGAAATCGGTGTCCGTCTGAAAGCTGACACAGAGCTTATGTGTTCCGGGAGAGACTAAGCCTCCCACGGTGATGATGCCCCCAAACCCTTCACCCACGGCATAGACAGCTAGAAAGGTAAAAGTCTGGGTGCCAGTGACGTTCTTTACCGTCCAGGTTGGCGGGGTATTGAAAGCCGGGTTCCCGGGCACCAGGGTATTGAAGTTGATGCCGTCTGAAGACCATTGCAGAGTCAGAATCTGCTTGTCTTCCCAGTTCGAATAATCAATTTCGAAGGGATACGTGCCCGGAGCAGGAACCGAGACGGCGAAAGTGTCATTGAAGACGTTGACGCCGGCGAAGCTGGTACTAGAGTTGTTCGCGTAAACAACCGCCAGCCCTTCTTGAGCCGTTACCGTCTGCCCTTCCGGGTTATTCATCGGCCCGCTGACATGGGTAATGCCTCCGCCCATGCCGATGAAGGCACCGTCATCGTGAACCGTTTTGAAGTAGTACGTCCCTGCCGCCGGGAAAGAAATGTTGCCTACAACCGTCATCTGCCAGTTGTAGTTAGCGTTGCCCCAGATGACCTGAGTATTCCCGTCTGCCGAGCCTTGCGGATTCGTGCCCCACACCTGCATCGGGTGATTGTGGTCTAGAGAGTCACCGTGATTAAAGGCTCCTACACCCGGCAGGATGTCGCCCAGATACTCACTCTGGGGGTTAAACATGATCGTGTCGTCGCCGAAAAAGCTGAAAGTGGCGAGCGGATTAGTTGCCGGAAAGAACAGGCTGAAAGCCCCGGCATTGGTCCCGTTGTAGAAGTTGCAGACGGTATTCGTAGCCAGCGTGACTACGAGACTCTGCGTGGTGCTGTTGTCGTAGTTCTTGTCTGAATCGCCCGTGATGACGATGGTCTCGCCCGAGATCAGCCCGTGCGGGATAGTCGTCGTCACCGTCACTTCCAGAGGGATGATCTGCCCACCGCTGCCTGGAGGCCAGCCCGAGCCGATAGCGTTATAGGTGATGCTGGTAAGAGTAGGCACCGTGGCAACGATGATGTTGCCGTTGTACTGATATTGAGAGACGCCCTGAATGAGTGCCGAGTCGCCTACGTTCAGCCCGTGATTCGTAGCTGTGGTGATCGTCACCACGCCAGAGTTATTGACGGCCGTCAGAATCGTCTTCGGGCCTTTAGGAACGATGGTCGAGATCGGGATGGTGACTACAGGAGCGTCAGCAGCGGTGAGACTCCCTGGGCCGCAGGCTGGGCCATCCTGCGTGATTCTCCGAACGCCTAAGCTCGGATCGTATTGCCGGGGGATGTCTTTGGCTTTCTGCCCATCGTGAAACGCCATGTACTCGCGGCCAAAGGTGGTGACTGACGATGCATAAGTGTTAGGAACCACGCTGAAGAGAGTCGCATAGCTGTCAGGCGTGGTATCTACGTCCTGAATCCGCATGGTGCCCAGCGAGTCGAGAAAGAGGTTGACCGATTCCTCGTCAGGCTGGACAAAGGTCTTGGCGTAAGTGACTCCCATCGTCCCAAAAGGGCTACCAAAAAGTCGCTGCACTCCGGGCCGGGTAGCAACTTGGCCGGGAATGAAGGCTACATCCTGACAGTCTGGGGACAGTCCTTCGGGAACCGTAGGGCTGGCTAGTTCGGTGTCGAGGCCCCCGAACAGCGACCACGGAATTTGAGAGGAGCCAGTCGAATTGAACGACAATCCTTCACCTCGCTGAAGGAGTTACGCGGGGCTGCCGCAAAGGTAAGCAGCCCCGGATGAACTTATCGCTGGAACGTGGCAATGCACTGAATCGTGTCAGCGACAATCTTTGCATCGGTCGCGCCCGTCGAGTGCTCGGAACCGCCCGTGAAGGCTTGCAACGCGCCCGTGGTCGGAGTCGGTGAGGCGAGAATCACGCTTGGCAGGGTCTGGACTACGAGTGACGCGGTGCCCGTTTCTGCCCCGGACGAGACGTTTGCGTGGGTGTACGGGAAGACGATGGACGTTGCCGTAGCCGAGGTTACAACCGCCGTGACTCCGTTCAGGAACGTGCTCGTGGTCAGGCCGTTCAACTGAATCGTCTGCCCGCCCGTGGCCACCAAATTATTGTTTGCCGTGAGTGTGACCACGTTCGAGGTCAACGCGAGGTTGGTAATCACCGAGACGTTGTAGGCATTGGGGTTGTAGATGTAGCTGTACTTCCCCTGTGCCGGAGATGAAATGCTGGTGATGGAGACGTTGACAGGCCCGCCAGGAGCGAAGACTTGCCCTCCCATGCTGAACGGGATGCCTCCGGGCTGGTAGTTGCCCGCAGCGACAGCCAGCTTGAAGTAGTAGTAAATCAGGCTCTGGTCAATAGTTGACCCGCCGATAGGTGACGACTGCGGTGTGACGGTGATTACTGAAACAGGCATTAGTGTCCTCCCCGGATACCGCCCGGATGCTTATAAAGAAGATACCGAGTTAGAACCGAGGGCCTACGTCCCAGCCCGAGCCGCCATAGGGTCGGCGAGAGCTTCCACGCCGCTGTTTTCTGCGCACCGTGCTTGAGACAATCTGGTCAATTTCGTTCTTTGCCATCTCAAGCAAGGTCTGGGCTTGGACGCTGCCACGGGGCACGGAGAAGCACCACGCGGTCATAAAGGCAATGGCAATGGCAGAGCGCCGAAAAGGAACTACCGAGGTTGGCCCGGTAAGCTCCGGGGAGTAGCTGACGTAACGCATACGAACATCGTTTGTAGCTTGGGCGCCGGGGAAGTAGATCGCGTCAGTACGCCAGTCGTAGAGCCTGAATTGCTGAGTGTGAGACACGTAGCCGTCAATGCCGTCTTTCGCGGGGGTGATCTGGCAGAACTGGTTTTGCGTGCCCGAAAACCGTTCCCATAGTCTCAAAGGGATAATCAGGTCGCCGGGCAACTGGGGATTCTGGTAGTTCGTTGCCCCGTCAAAGTACCCCGACTGTGACACCCACACCTGCACCGTAGGATCTGGAGAGGCACAGGGCAGGAAGTTCGTCATCACGGTTTCTTTGATATTGAACTCGACGCCGTTGTTCGCCAGCTCGTGCTCGACAATCCTCTTGGCCTGATTGAGATATACCCAGGTCGCAGGCCAGTCATCGGTGAAGATGTCGCCTGCGGAGTTCTCCATCACATCGTTAATGATGGCGCGAACCTGATTCAGGACATATTCGGCATTGTCGTATGCCTGACCTTCGCCGATGCTGGTAGGAACATTGGGCATTAGGTGGTCGCCATCGTGGTGTAATAAACCGTGACAACGCAGGTGCCATTGCCCGCGGTGTAATTTGAGGCTGCCACATTCGCTACCATGAGCGGCTGATTGGTCGAATGAGCGTCTGTGGTAAAGAACTTCGTCGTGGTCGCCGCTACCAGCTCATAGGTTTTCGCGCTCTGGTCGAGCAGCCCCGTGGAATCTCCCTTGAATGCCGAGGCTTGCGTGGTATCGGTGTACACGGAGATGTCGGCTGTGCTCACCGTGGCATAGGGCGTGGTGTTGGGAACGAACTCCAGAGCGACCCGCTGAATGACGTATTGCAGGTTCGCTCCCGGCGCCGCCAGTAATTGCACGGGGGTCGTTTTCAGGGCAAGCAACTGGGCCGAAGAGAGCGTGGTCTGCACTACCTTGATTGCATCGGTGATGTTCGACAGAGTGAACGAGACGTTGCCTGCCGAGGGATTCGAGACCGTGATGTTTGAAGTGCTCTGAAAATTGACCGGAGTCTGAGTAGTTAAGTTGGTGCCGTTGACTTCAAAGACTGGAGTCGCAGCTACGAAAGTCACGCCCCCAGAGCCATCGGCGGTCAGGGTCATGTTCGACCCGGCGATGAGGTTCAGGATGTTCTGCACCGTGTTGGTGGTGCCGTTCGTCTTGAACGTCGCTCCTGCGGCGCCCGTGATCGTTACCGTACCCCCAGAGGCGGCCAGGGTGATGTTTGAGCCTTGCTGGAGGTTGAGAGTCGTTTGGCTGGGATTGTTGACGCCATTTGTTTGTAGCGTGATTGGAGAGGCGCTGCTGGCAATGGTCACTGTCCCGGCAGACTCGGAGACGGTGATATTTGACCCCTGCTGGAGGTTCAAGAGGCTCTGAGTCGAGTTGGGAACGCCGTTGTGCTCGAGCGTGATGCCTACAATGCCCGTGCCGAGCGCCTGATCTATCAGAACAACAGGCTGGGCTAGGGTTCCGCCCGAGAGCACAATCGTGTAAGTATTCGCAGCGGCATAGAAGAAGTAGTTTCCCGTGCCATCCGCGGCAAAGGGATTGGCGAGCGGGGTGATGCCACCATTGTCCTGATAGATCGTCGCCAGCGGAGAGGCTGTCGCAGGATTCCAGTTCTGCGGAGTGATGGGACTGGGGCTTGTGGGCTGGAGATAGACGTAGATGAGCGCTCCCGGCACCGGGCGGGGAACATTGTCGAAAACCGCACCATCGTAACGAGGTAGAGCCATCCTATATCTGCCTGAACCCAGCCTGTCGAGGCACCCAGGCGGGCAACTTGTTTACATCCCCGAACTTCACATCTTCCGGCCGCACGCGATTCGGAGAAACATTCAGTGACTTGTCCACTCCGAAGGCAGGCTGAGCGTCATCGAAGATCGCGTCGAATCGCGTTTCCCATGCTCGCTTTTCGCGGGCAATTCTTTCCTCTTGCGCCTGCTTGCGCTGGGCATCGGTATATTCCCTGCCGTACTCAATGAGCCGGGAGTAATACTCGACCACGGCCAGCGTGAGCGGCATAAACTTCCCAAGACGTTCCAATCGGTAGCAGTGATGGAAGTCGCCACATTCCATGTACGGCCCGAGGTAACACAGGCCGGAAGTGGATTCCGTGTAAAGCTCGTACCAGCGGGAGCGGGAACAGGAAGGCGGCAGCCACTTCTCCAGAATCCAGCGCTGCACGCCCGGGTACTTCGGAACTCTCCGATACTCGGCCCGGGTCGCAATCGTGGGGTTCGACTCACGCAGGAACTTGCCTTCGAGCACCAGATGAGAACCTTCATCGGGCCGTAAATGGTCTTCCCACGTGCCGCCCACAAACTCAAACTGGGTTTCTGACCAGACGATGCGGTAGATGTTCTCGCCGTAGGGATTCTGCCCAAATTTGGCGAGCATTCGGGAGCAGAACTCGGGTGTGGGGCGGTCGTATTGCTTCATATCCAGCACTTCGGGCAGTAAGCCTGCACGCTCTTGTCGTAGCCCAGCCTGAGAAAAACCCAAAACGCGAGATGCTGAGCCTTGAAAGGCTCCCCCTGACATATCGCGCAACGCACCGTGCGGCGGAAAGTTTCCAGCTCGCTAGGCTCGTGGCTCACATCAAAAAGATACTCAGGAAAGGCAAAGGCCCCGTCAGGTTCGACAGGGCCTTAGTAGGTGAGTCGTGATTAGTTATTCACGCCCAGCGGGAGCGCAGAGGGAATCGGCAGACCGTCAACGTACACGCCGGCAGCCGGGTTGTCGGAGATCATCTGCCAGAAGTTGATGAGGTACGTCAACGTCGCGGCAGCGAGACCGCCCGAAGCGCCGTACATCGGCCACTCGCTGACGCCTGACCACGCGAGCACTTGGGGATCGCCGCCGCCCGGGAGCACCGAGGACTTGACCCAGTGGTTCGTCTGGATGCCGTCAATGCGGCCCGGAGTCGCCGTCGCCGAGACTTTCATCTTGCGCCCGACGAAGGTTTTGGGGGCGTCATATTTGATCGGATCAACCGAGTTTGAGCCGGTAACCTGATTAATGATGACGCTCTGCGTCTGCAAGCTGATGGCTTCGACGTTCTGCTCCTGGTCGAGGCCCATGTACCAGGTGAAATCAGCGTCAGACTCGGCACCGTTGCGCAGCCGCATCTTCTGGATGGCGGTACGGCCCATCTCTGCGGTTAGCGCAGCGCCGTTGGCAGCGACGTGCGGGGTACGGAGCTTGCCGGGGAACGATGACCGGGTGAGTCCGGCATACGTTCCGGTGTTGCCCGGGTCGGCCTGGATGTAAGCCAAGCCATTGATTGAAGTGTTGGTCGAGGTTCCCGGGGCGCCGTTGATGAGCAGCAAGTCTCCGGCAATGATGTTGCCGAAGGTCACTGTGCCGCCCGTGCCGATGTACAGGGCTCCCGCAAGAGCATCCACGGAAAGCACCTGCACCGTGCCGCGGTTGGTTCCGCCCAGGGCCGAGAACACGAGATAGAGGCCGTTGTCGCGGAATTTCGACGGGTTGTTGACATACAGAATATTCGGGCTGGAGGCAGTTGCCAGAACGCTGTCAATGGTGCCGCTCGAATCGCCCTGAGCCACCACATCCTGATAGCAGGCAAACTCGGCCAGCGCGTTTTTCAGTTCGCGCTTGACGAAGCTGTCCACGGCCTGCTCGCCGCTCTCAGTGGTGAACTGAGAGTCAAGCGACCAGCTAGTTGCCTGCACGAATCCGATAGGCGTGGTTTGGAACACCTGATAATTGGTCGCGGTGCCTACGCCGAGATCGGAACCGGCGAAGGTCGTTTGTGCGTGCTGTGAACCGGCAAACATCTGCACCGGCAGGCGCATGGCACGCGAGGAAACCAGGTCGTTTTCAATTCGTTCAATGATGTCGCCGAAGGTGGATTCGCGGGGATAGAGCAAAGAGATTTTCGAGCGCACGCGCTCGTACATCAGGGCTGTGGTTTGTGCAAGAGTGCTGGGAGCTGCCATATTGCCTCAAAAGTTGGGGACTCATTCCGCTGCGGTTCCCGGCGGGTGCCGGACGGCTTCGCTCTGCCGAACTGTTTAGCGGCAAATGGCTTGAAACTGCACTCGGCTTCCGCTCTACCGTGATTGCCTCGAAAGGCCGGGATGCGTGCCCCCGAAAGCGTTACCGACTGCTATCACAAAGATACCGAGAATTATTTGGGGCGGTACGGCTCCTGTTTCGGAGCAGGCTTCTCGCCCGGTACGAGGCCATCTTCCACAGCCTCGAGATATTCCTCTTTCGTAACAAGCCGCAACTGGCGGGCTTTCTTCCAGTCGAGAATCGCGCCGCACTCGTGCTTGGCTGCGCCCTTGTCCACGGGCTTCATGCAGCCGGGGCACTCTTCCATCTGCTTTGAGATGGCGCACCAGGGCCGGGGAGCCTTCATCCACTTGGAGGCAGTCTGGAAAATGGGCGTGATCTCGCGGAACCGCCTCTGCTCGTAAAGTTGGTCGCCCTGCTTCACAATGGCGTCGAAGGTTCTCTCGAGCTGGGCATTGGCGGCTTTCAATTCTTCTTCCAGCGGAGGATTGTGCTCGGAGTAGAACACTCCCCACCTACGAAGGTCGTTTTCAGCTTCTCCGCCCGGAACAACCATCTCCCGCACCATGTCCTTGCCTTCGATGATGACGGCTTTGTGCTTGTACTCTCCGAGGTCGGCCCAGTCCACTTCGTAGCGTTTTACGGGCAGAGGATGAGGCCCGTACTTCTCCCCTTCGGGGCATGGACGCAGGAACTTGGTGCCCAAGCCGCCCATGCAAATCCAGCGCTGCATAGGGCTGACGTTGTATATCCAGAACTGGACAGGAGCCTTCATGATCTCATCGGGCAGACGGTCATAGCCTGCCGCCCACGGATTCTTGGTGGCGTGGCCGTCTTTTGTCAGCCCTACGTCCTGGGCGTAGTCTTTGAAGACCTGCCCCGGGGGAAGTTCCTGCACGTCGCCCTGTGCCCAATGTGGCTTTGCCATGTGCGCTCCTAGCTAACTACCTGGATTTTTTTGCCGCTCTTGAGGATGAATTTGTCCTCCGCGGCCATGTCGTAATAGTTCGGAATGTCTTTGCGAACGTCCTTCGGGTCGGGATACTTGGTGACCTTTTCCCAGCCCGGCTCAACTGTCTGCTTGCCGGTCTCAGTTCTGGTTTCCGTCTGCGTGGTGGTCTTTTTGGCGGGAACCTGGAGACCGTACTCGCGGGCCACTTTCCGGGCAGCTTGGGGAATCAGCGGAGTGGCAAACTGCTTGTAGATTCGTAGGAGCCCTTCCCGGTCGCCGCGCTTGAATGCCGCGTCCCGCTTGGCCTTAAAAGCAGCGTTGTTATTGAGGATTTTCCCCACTTCCTCTTTGATCGCACCGTCGAGCGAGGTCTTGAAGGCTCCTGTGACCTTTTTGTCCTTCAGGTAGGAGGTGAGGGCCTTGCCAATCTCGGGTGTTACCCATGCGTTCGTCGCATTCTTGATTTCCCCGATGAATGCCTGCTGCTTCTCGCGCTCGTACTGCTGGAGCTTGGTCTCCATCTCCGTCAGCTTGGGGTTGGAGGCAACTTTCACTTCTGGGGCTTTTTGGGCGAGGGCTTGGACGTTCGAGAGCGAGGCTTTGATCTGCTTCAGGGCTTCGGCGGCCTGCTGGGTGTTCCCGGCAGTGACAGCCGCTTCCAGCATGGCGATATTGTTGAATGTGCCGTTCTGGATCAGGGTGTTGGTGACCACCTGAGCCATCAGGTGATTGTAGGCTTCCGGGTGATCGGTGCCGAAACGGTTGATGAACGCGGGAGCCAGTTTCCCGAAGGCTTCAGGGTTGCCTTTGGCGAGCATTTCAACGTAGCTGGGATCGGCGGAATCGAACTTCTGCTCAATGTCGTCGAAACGGGAGCTTTTCTGGACGAGTTCTTCGATGGCTGCCGGGCCGCCGATAGCCTCAATGCGGTCCTTGACGGCGGAGAACTCTTCGAATGAGCCGAAGGCATCTACCGCGTCTTTGAGCTTTTTGATGTCGGCAGTCTTGCCGAACTTGCCGTAGGCGGCATTGGTGAAGTAGAGGTCTTTTAGGAGCTTGGAGTGCTCGGGGTGCGCTTTGATGAGGTCTTTAAGGGCAGACGGAAGGGTGCGACCGTCGCCGCGGGCACGTTTATCATCTGCGGCGGCGGCGGCGTCACCTTCGGACTCTGTTTCATTAGAATCGCCAGCAATTTCCTGCTCATCACCCGAATCAGCACCTTCTGCATCGGGGTCAGCTTCAATGATTTCTTCGGCATCAGCGGATGATACATCATCAAGGTTTTCGGTGGCGTCGGCTACGCCAGGCAGGATGTTATCAAGAATATCTGGCACGCTTTCCCTCGGAGCCACGAAGTTTTCCGCACGAAGCGGCGGGAGTTCGACATCCCGATTGGCTCACTCTTACTAAGAAGATACCGAGGACTAGCTGGCTCCGATTTCCGCAGGTTTCTCTTCCCCGAAAACTACTTCTGCTTTGAACCCATCGCCATCAATCGAGACCGCAAACACTCCGCCCGGGCCTGTCATGGGCGTGTCTAACTTTTCCCCATGCTCTTTACCTTCCATGAGCTGCAAGATGGGGAAGATGTCAGAGGATTGGGTGACCACCAGCGTTAGACCGCGTTCTTCGGCTTCTTCCAGAATTTCGTCAATGGCTTGCCCTACCCGCTCCCGCACTTGGTCAAGCGATTCGCCCTGCGGGATAGGTTCTGAGGGATTCTCAATGTACTCCTGAAGCACGTCTTTGTACTTGTCCCTATCCTGCCCGGTGAGCACTCCCAAGTGCCATGAGATGAGCCTCTGTTCTATCTCCGGCTGGATGCCCAGAGCCTCCGCGATCGGTTGGGCCGTCTGCTGTGCTCTTTGCAATGGCGAGCACACGATGCGCACAATGCCGGGATAGTTTGCGAGAATGAATTGGGCTGCGTCCTGTGCCTGCTGTAGGCCGTTTTTGTCTAGAGGCACGTCCAGCCATGCGCGAAACTTGTTTTCTGCGTTTAGTTCGGTTTCCCCGTGCCTCAAGAGCAGCGCGACCAGCCCGGGATTGACATATCGGCAGCAGCCCCGCTCAGGATTGATCTGGATTCCCTGCTCCGTCATCAGGTGCTGGAGTTCCGGGTCGGCTACTACCGCAGGATGGACGCAAAAGCCGTTCTGGGCGTGAATGCAGTCTTGGCAGTGATATGGCCCTTGCTCGGCATACCCGGCAATGGCTGAGCCAGTCTCCCTGTACTTGGCGTTGGGATCAGGCATTTTGCGGGCGAGCTTTAGCAGCGGAGTTCTGGAGCTTGGGCGGAGCCGCGGGCGGTCCCATCGGGGGTTGCCCTGATGCCGAGTGCGCCATTAACGCAGCTTTGGTTCTCATGCCCTGTATGGCCTTCTGGGGATTGGGCACGTTGTCCTGCATGGGCACGCCAGCATCGGGGCCAGCCTGTATTGACCGTTTGTGCAAGAGACCGTGCAATCTCACATTTTCGAAGCCCGCAGGGTTGATAAGTTTGGCCTGCTGCCCTTCTTCGGAATACATCCAACGCTGAACCTCGGCCCAATGTACCGGGTGGTCATCACACTCAGTATCAATCTCAATGCTCGGCCTAACTAGGTCTTCGGGCTTGGGCTGAGGCGAAGGTGCCCCGGAAGCCTCGAGAATAGTCTGGTGCTGCGCGACTTTCTGGATTTCTTCGGGAGTAGGCAGGGTTGGCTCGCCTTCGAGCAACTGCTCGATTTCCTTGAGCTGCACGTTTCTCTGGTCGGCGCCGGGCACCGTGAAACCCTTGATTCCGGTAAGAGTCTTGAGCAGGTACTGGTTATCGGGCTGCTGCATCAACTGCTGGAACATGGGATTGTCAGGCATGAACTGCACCATGCTCATAAACGCCTGTCTCTGGGCCGAGGGAGATTCAGGCAGCCCTTCATCCACTTCCGGCTCGCACTTGTAGAAGCCTTGACGCAACTTGTCGAGATCGAGGCTCACGTTCTGGAAGGTTCCCCGTTCATCGGGTACCAGGCCACTAATTGTCTGCGCTTCGCGGGTCTCCGCTGACCATGCCGCCAACTCGTTGATCTTGGCGAGAAAGGTCTTCATGGGAGCATAAGTAATTGCCAGCGAGCCGAGAGCCTGGTCCCTGGCCTGGGCGTAGATGGCGGCAGCTTTGGCGTTGGTCATCGAACCGCCAAACAAGGCAGGCTGAGCGCCTGAAACCATCTGCGCGTCCGTGCCTTTCAGGTTGTTAATCATCGCCATCATGTCGTTTGAGGCGGTAGGCTCGGGCTCTTTGAAGAAGAAGTTTTCTAACGGTTCCCCGGCAGGCTTTTTGACTTCGACGTACTGCTCGGGCGAAGCTACGGCATCGGTCAATCCCTCCGAGTCAATCAGCTTCGAATCAACAAACTTGATTGGTGTTCCCTTTTCGTACTTCTCCTGCAATAGGTTCTCAAGGTTATTGAGTCGTTTCTGAATCGGGATTAGGAACCTTCCCAGAGCAGGGATAGCCTGCCCATCACCGCTCATCGGCTGGAAGGTCACTACGGTCTCGTCCATGTTTTCTTCGGTGGCCTTCACGAAGGTTTCGCCAACGTAGATGACGTGGATTCCGCGCTTGAACCTTCCGGCAAGGGCGGCCCGCTTCGTCTCGTTTGCGATCATGCGGAATGCGGATGGGCGAATCCAAGTATGCTGCTCCGTGACCAGATGGTTGTAGGACTCTCCGGTGCTCGTAGCCTGCTCTGTGCCCTGAAGGACAGCTAAACGGCAGATGCGGTCAAACCTGTCTTCCCCCGGTGCACTTTCGTGGGATTTGATCTTGTCGGCCTTGTCGGAAAACTCGTCTTTCGCCGCACTGATATGCCGTTCGTAACTGATCTGGAGATAAGGGAACTCTGATTGGTCGCGCAGCGAGATCGGGACTTTCGTCTCGAGCACTCCGTATAATTCGGCCACTTCCTGCGTCTTTTCTGTGCCGTCAGCATTGAACCCAAAGCGTTTCCCGTCAGTAACCTTTTTCACCCAGCCCACGGTGCGGCCATCGGTGTAGGCGTAGCGGGCGAGGTCACGCAAGAATTGGCTGATGTCCACAGCCCGGTAAAAGAGCTTGCGATACTTCTCCGCTTCTTTGGCTGACTCAATATCTGATATTTCGAGCGGATTGCAGGGCATGAACCGGACGGGAGGCGGGGTTCCGGCTAAAGTCGAGATCAGGGTCTTGCCCAGAGGCGTATAGATGTTGTGGACGTAGTAGAAACGCTTGGAACGCTCATCCTGCCCGGACATCCACGGAAACCCGCCTGATTCAGGCACCGCCCAGACGCCATTGTCGGCGCTGTACATCGGGTAGTGGTAGCCTTCCCAGAAGAAGCGGCCTTCGCGGGCCTTGAGCAATTCCTGCCGGCGGTTTGGCATTTCCTCGAGCGAGAACTTCTTGATGAGCGTGCGCAGCTCGGCGATTAGATCGTCGGAAAGCTCTTCGGGCTGCTGCTCGTCTTGCGAGCCTTCGGCAGCGTCTGCGAAAGATGGTTCTTGGCCGTCTTCGGTGATTTCAGGGACGCTAGCCATGCGATTTTTTGCTCGGAGCCTTCTTTTCGGGCAGGTTCGAGAAGTCGGTCGCCTTATCCCACTCGCTCAGGGCCTGCTTGCCGCCCACTTTCTCGGGATGAGCGTGCAGGAACCTTTGCTGCGCTTTGGAGGCGAAAGGCATTACTTTTTGACGATGCTGCCGTGCTTCCCGGAGACTTTCATCTCAGATTCGGTGTCGGCATTCATCATGTCGTCCGCATCGGGCTCCATTGCCGTGAAAACGTGCTGCATGGCCTCATCGGAGGTCTGGTGGTGTACCGGGTCGCCGCCCTGGTGGTCGTCAACGGAATAGTGCCCGTCATGGTGAGCGTTTACCGTCATGCTTTTGCGGATTTCGCCCGAAGAATTGGAGGCGCGGCCGTTGGTATGTCCGGGCTGGCCTTTGGTCTTCTCTTCAGCACCGAAACGGGACATGGGAGACTTAAACATGGGCGTTTTCCCTCATTAAAAAAGATACCGAGTCAGAAAATGCCCAGTTTTGCTCGCTGCACGATCTCCTGGGCACGCTTGTTGTGCGACCACTCGTAACTCATCTGCTCTTCGGCGTAGGACATCCGCCCCATGCGCACAATTCGGCTCACTCCGGGCCTGTCTGGGGGCGTCGTGATGTACACCAGGGCATGAGCAAGGGTCTGGATAGCTTCCTCGCGGGCCTGGATGGTTCTTTCCTGCTCGGCCAGCACATCGGCAAGCAATCTGCGGGCAATTTTCCGTAGAATTTCACGCATTGAACGCTCCGAAGGTGCGCGGCTTCATAAAACGCACCACTTTGGTCTGCTTTTTCCTCTGCTGTAGGGCCAGATCGGTCCAAAACTTCTCTTGCGGAGTCGTGCAGGCCGTTAAAGCCCGCTCGCGCTCTATTTCCCACGGAGTCTTCGTTCCGCCGAGCTTCGATTTCAGCCCATAACGGCAGCCGTCATAGATGTCGTCGGATTTCAGCTCCGTTTTCTTCACGTCTTCGCGGTTTTTCTCATCTACCTGCAGCAGGGGGATGGATTCGAGCAGTTCCCCGCAATCTTCCGAGATGAGCAGGTCGCACGGTCTCAGCGAAAGCAACTGATCCATGAGCCGCGCTCCGCCTACGCGGTCATCATCCGCAGGATCTGGATAGGGCAGGTGCGAAGCGACCAGAACCTCGCCAATTTGCTCGGCAATGGTGTTTTGGGCGCCACGCTTCGCAAAGGCATCAGGCGAGAGATAGACGGCCGAGATTTTCTCTTTGCCCGTCAGTTCTACGATGTTCCGGCCCAGCTCTTTTTCTCCCGCCTGTCTGACAACCAGCTCCCTATAGACTAGCGTCACGTCTCGTTTCTGGCCGTCTGTATCGCTAATCTCGACTGTGGCAAACCAGAACACAGAGGCCCAGTGGTTATAGCCCCAGTCAATGCCTAGCCACTTTGCTTGCCACGGCTGAGACTCCACCAGCCTGCGGGCCATCCACTTATCAATCTTGGTTTCCGCAGGATCGTACTTCTCGAAGTAGGAGCCTTCGAAGGTTTCCCACGAGCCGTAGAGATAGCGGTCTTTCCAGGCTTTGTTCGCCGTCTTCAGCTTGTCGAGATACTTTTCGTCGGTTGCGTAGGCAGGGTTGTCAAAGACTTTGGCCGGGATGAACGAGTAATCTGAAAGCGTGACCCGGGACATCTCGGGAATACGTTTTCTGACACTCTCTTCGGTGCGTTTGTAGGTGCCGTCATCCTGCTTCTCGCCGATGAAAAGAGCTTTCACCCAGGGATGCCCAATACCTCCCGGGTTAGAACCTAGCGCCATGCAGGGCACAACTTCGTGGCCGTCAATATCTCGTTTTACCGGGCAGCGGTTCTGGAGAGTGAGAAATTCGAACATCTCGAACGTCCACTCCGTTGCCTCATCAATCCCAATGAAGACGAACTCCTGCCCCTGAAAGGCCATGACATCTTTCTCGTGCTGGCACGAAGCAAAAAATAGCTTGGAGCCGTTCTGGAACGTGACTGTGTGCTCGCTGGCGTTGTAGTGTCGTCTTCCTCCATAGACCGCGGGGGGGATGTAAAGCTCAAAGTGCCTGATGAGACCTTTATTCAACTCGGGGAAGGTTCGGCGTAAGAGCAGGACGTTTGCCCCAGGTACCCGGAGACACCACTTCACCCCCTCCCACAAAAGAGCGAGAGACTTCCCGCCACCCTTCGCGCCGCCATAGAGACGGTAAGTCGCCGGGTCGGTGTGAAACTTGATTTGCTGCGGAGATGGAGGCTTGCGCGGCCCGGCGTAATTGGCGAACAGTGAATTAGCCGAGCTGCGCTGTTCGAACCTGGGCATTACTGTTTCCGGTCAGCCGTGGGAATGTCAATCGAGAGACGGCTTTTCGGCTCAAGTTCATCCATCGTAGCTTTCCAGTTCGTCCCAATCTTCTCGCCGATGGTCTCCCTGATTTCCTTCCATGCCGCTACGGAGTGAGACTTTTCCGCTGTCACCACGTTAAACATTGCCAGCGCAGATTCCTCAAAGCCGTTGCGGGGCGTATAAGTAAGCCTTTCATCCGTCTTCATGGCGAAGATGCGGATGAGCGCACGCCTCATGTAGGAGGTCTTGCCACGCTTGGGAATCTTGCGCGGCCAGCCTTCCTGTTCCATGCTCTCGTTGGCGGCTTCGGCGATCTCGTCCTGAGCTTGGTTCGTCATCTCGTAAACATCAGGTCGTTTTTGTGGCACTCTCTACCTCGATTCGTCCCGGTGAAAAATCGCGGGGATAAAGTATTTTGCCGTTCACGTGGCGGTGTGGCGGAAAGTTCTCAAAGGCATCAATGATGACGCTCAATTTGCGGAAAATCTTGTACCCAACTCCCAGAATCGCCAGTATCTCTCCCACGTGTAGCGAAACGGTGACCGGGTTCTCCCCCATCTACGCTCCCCTTTGCAATAAAGTTACCGAGCAAACATTGGGCGGGCCGCTTGGGGGAGCAGCCCGAACAATGGCTCTGGCGATTCTCCGCGACCTCCTGTTACTGGACTCGGGCATCACCGCACGGCTGTACCGGAGCGACATTGCCCGGCTGTACCACATTCGACTTAGTGTCATTGATGAGCTGCCCGTTTTTGTAGAGCTTCCACTCCACCCATCCATAGCCCCGAGCCAGCCACAATTCCTCTCTCGCTGCACAGTTTGAATAAGTCGAGTCACATCCCCAGCGGTAAGTCAGAACCCTGGTGTCAGCCAGCCCGATAGTTCCGCCGAAGTTAACCATGCCCTGATTCCATACCTGCCCGATGATGTAGCCGAGATTGTGCCGCCCAACTTCTATACAGTTGAGCTTGGAGACAAATTCCGTCTCACTTGATGGCGTAGAGACTGACGCTGCTCTTTTGCCCACGGCCACGTAAGGGATGCACCGTGGAGCGAGTTTTACCGGAATGACGTACTCTTTGACCGCAGAAGGCGAGGCCCAGCCCTGTGCGCCGTTCTCCGTGATGTAGTCATAGACGAACTCGGCGTCATAGAGCTTTTCATCGAGCGGCCAACCCTTCTTGCTCTTGATGAAGTACATTTTTCCAGGAGCCAGCCCGAAGCCTTTGTAGTCGTGGCTGCCTACCAGATGAATCGAGAGATTCGATGGCAGCATCCACCCCACCATGTCTTCGTAGCCAGAGGGACACTGACTGACAGACGGTGCCGGATCATTGGTGCCCGGCATCTGGGCAAAGGCCACAGCGGAGAGCAAGAGCAAAGCTAACTTCTTCATTCCCACCTCAGACGACAAGAGTTTGAGATTTGGCGACGTTCCCTGCTACGTCCTTTGCAACAATCACGTAATGAATCTGCCCATCCATGACATCGAAAGTCACTGAGTGCTGCGTCGAATAGGCTGATTCCAGTGGGCTCCATTCATGCACATAGGACGTTCCCACCCCAAAGGCCACATAGCCGATAGCGGGCTCGTTCGTAGTCCAAGAGACGGTGATCGAGTTGCCATTTCGACTCGATGAGATCCCGCTGATAACGGGAGGCGTTACATCGGGACTGGACGGGCCGGGCTTTACCGGATGGAGCGAGCCCGTCTGCAATGCCATGCGCCGAGCGAAATAGATCAGGTCGCGCATATCGTTGCCCGTGATCTCGGGACGCGCGATGCCGCCTTCCATGCCGCCTGAAAAGAATGTTGCTAGGTCGGCGTCAGACATCGAAGCGAGATCATCGAAGTTGGCTAGCCCGAGATAGCCGTGTCCGTACTCACCGTGCAGAGTGGAGAAGGCAGGACGTGAGCCCCACGGCCACGAGGACACGGTGCCCGTCTTCCAGATATGCAACCCATTGAGCCAGTTCTGCTGGTAGGGCTTGGTGTAGGTCAAATAGGATGGGTCGGTCGGCAACTTCGCCCGGAAGCCAGAAATTCCGTTGTGTCCGTAGCCCATTGAGACGAATCGGCACTCAGTACGAGAGAACGCGAATACCCACGGGTAATGTCCGGAAGTCTCTTGGGAATAGACGTTCTCGCCATCGGAAATTCCGAATCCGCCATTGGCCGCCATTTGGAGGACGTTGGCGCGATTCTCCACCGGGAGACGATAGATACTCGTTTTGGCGAACGGTACTGTGCCATTTCCGAGACGTAGCGCGGCGGCATTCGAGATAACCAAGCCGATGTCATCTACCGGTCCGCAAGTTCCCTTGACATCAACGTCGAGCCACGCCCAGGCTTCTTGATTGATGACACCTTCACAGGCAGCCATGCGGGTCAGAGAGTTTCCGCCCCAATTTAACTGACGAACAGTTGCAGTGCACCCCTCCCAGATAGCGATGTCGCCAGTTGAAAGAACCCGAACGCACTGCGGATAGGGAACAGTTGAGCCGTCAATCGGCACCGTGCCGGGGGACGAATAACTGTCACGCAGGGTAACGGTCATCTGGTTCATGGCGATAACCGGACCAGCTAGATTCCCGCCCGCGATGGTGAAGACCGTCTGACCATCAGGCGTAATTCCTCGCAGCGCATGATTCTGAAAGTCGGCCACAATCATCGTGCCGTCTTCCCGCATGGTGATTGAGTAGGGCTTGTTAAAGAGAGCCTGGAGAGCAGGGCCTTCGGCGTAGCCCGCATGACCATCCTGCCCGGCGTAGAAGGACAGGAGAGGGTTCCCTTCATCCGTGATGTCAATGCGCACAATGGCATGGGAGCCATAGGCGCAGACATAAACGATGTGCGGGTCACGCGGGTCAAAGCACACGTCAGTCGGGCAGTCGTTCGGACTGCACACATGATTGTTCGGCGGGAGTGCTGACCCACGGGCGTAGAGCAGGTTGTCCGGCACGGTCGTGTCGCGGAAATCGTAAGGGAGTGTGGCTGTGTCTTTCTGGAACCCAGCAATGACGGTTACGGAACCATCAGGATGGATGTGCGAAAGCCGTCCGGGAGCCTCGATTGCCAGCCAGTGCCCGGGCTGGTTGGGGTAGGCGGCGATGGTTGAGTACGGGTCAACCATGTTGACGTTCCGCCCGCCGTCAGCGTTCTGGTGCATCCGAAGCTGAGGACGTGACTGAGGCAGTCCTCCCTGGGCTTCGGGGTTGTACATCTTGACCACAGCCCCGCCCGACTGAGTAGTAAAGACGCGGGGGCAACTGGTGTAGAGGCCGTTGCGCACGGAAGTTATGGGCTCAACCCACCAGCGGCTCGGGTCGCGCATGGCGATGTTGCCGTTCGCTGAAGGTACTGGGACGTAGGCCAGCGGAACAGATTTGGACGGCAGCGGAGTGCCGGGGAAGTTGTAGATGTCAGGCGTCGGAGGGTCAATTACCGAGTGCATCCAGCCGCCGCCTACCGGAATAGTCTGTGGCCCTTCGGAGACTTGCCCATGATTGGCGACTACGAACTCTTGTGCGAGTGAGCGAACTTGGTCAGCCGAATACTGAACGGCGGAAGTAGAAGCCTTTACGCAGAACGAGACGGTATGAGTGCCATCATTCAGTTGCGTGGTGTCGAGCTGAAAGCTGAAGGGCGGCCCGGTCACAATGGCGGGTAATTCAGCTCCGTCAAGCATCAGCGTGAGCGAGAGCGAACCCGAAGTAGCAGCGGGAGCAGGGCCATAGCCCGTGCCCCAGAAAGCCACTCCTACAGAGATTACGCCTTTGACTACAGGAGTAGCGGCAGGAATGTCACCTGCGACCAATCCGCCGAAGACCGGATGAAGATAGGTTTTGATTGTGTTGCGAAATGGAGTCGTCATTTGCGCCTCGCGGTCGGAGTATTCAGGACGTAGAGATACTGGTTTCCGTCTCCGGGCGTGTAATCCTCCATGACTACGGTATTAGTCGCTGCGTCCCATGCAGCATTGCGCGCGTCACAATATGGTTGGACGCAAAGGCCTGGACCGCCTGTGTTCGCGGTCAACGTCCACGCGTTTGCTGAATAGCTGTACGCGTAGGTCTGGCCCGACTGGATAAAAACCAGATCCTCGGCGATGCTGCCCACGTAGACGATCGGCGGGAACGGGATCGCCGGCGGAGGATTCGCAGCGTTCATGTTCGTCCATGCCGTCCCGTCCCATGACCACGGTCCATCGTTCAACCAGGTTTTCCCGTTGTCCGCCGTGCCGCCGTAGAGGAGCACGCGCTGTGCTGAGGCATCCCAAACCAACGTGCAGCGAATGCGCGTCGGCGGTCCAACTTTCGAGACCATCGTCCACGGCCCGCTCGTCGCCATGTTGCGGACCCACGTCTTTGTATCGCCGCCGCCATTTGTCACTCCGCCGTAGAGAACAACCTGATCATGGACCGGGTCGTACACCATGCACGCTTCGTTGCGTTTGCCGAGAGCGAGAGGATTGTCCGCGTCCTGCGTCCAGGCCAGCGCGAGCAGATCGAAACGCCAGTTGTCCTGGTAGTGCAGATTGACGCCGTTAATCTCAACGACACCGCCCATCTGCACATATTGCTGGCGCTTGGTATCGATCGCGCTCTGATGCATGGGATGACGGTCGCCCGGTATTCCTGAACCGTTCGCCAGGACGACGGGAGCAGGACAGGGAGAGCCGGCCGCACCGCCGCCTGACCACCATTTAAGATTTTCGGTGTTCGTCGAGATGCTGTAATTCCACAGTGAATTTGAGAACGGGTCGCCGCATGGACTGACTCTGCCGTATTCCCAAATTCCGCCCTGGCCATCGGAGAGGAGAGAGTTCCATCCGGTGCCTGACACCCACGTCATTGACTGCCATGTGCCAGACGGAATTACCTGCTGCCATCCGCCAACCAGGAGGGCGACAGCAGCCGCGCATAGCAAGAGAATGATTGCGAGATACTTCACTGTCCCACTCCCATTGAGCTGAGAAAATGCCGTTTGACTGCTACGGCTCCGCCATAAAGATTTAGGTTCCACTGCGCTTGCGTGTCCTGCCATGCGGAAGGATCAACGCGGGTATGAACGCTGAAGAATTGAGTGCCCCCCACGGGTCGCCCGGTGAGCGTTCCAATCTGCTGCATATTCTGGCCGTAAAAGGCCATGTAACCGGGAGTACGAGCACGCTTAGAGCGGATAGGAATGCTCGTCGTCATGATCTTTTCCGTCTCGTCGGCAGCGACGTTCATGGTGATGGTGTAGGGGCGGGCGGTAGCGTCGGAAGTTTCTACTGAAATGATGTCGTTAATATTGATAATGACTGGGTAGCGCGGTCGAGGGGACGCCCATTGGTGGAATCCGGGATTAGCATTTGATACGCGTGGAATTACGACAAGTGGCTTGCCCGTATCGGTCGGGGCGACGGTCCATGAAGTAACAAACTGGAGAACAGTGCCAGCACTCCGGCTGTTGTAGTTCTCAAGCCCCTGCGAGACATTGGAAGTGCCCCCTGATTGGCGGGCAATCCAGTCACGCTGGCCTTGAGTAACAGCCGTCTGGTTATTGGCTACGTGAAACGAGGTGAGTGCGCTGGTGTCGTTACCACCAACGAGGATGCTGTTCATCACCCCCGCGTCACTAGCATTGGTGCAGCCGCTCGAAATTCCCATCTACAATTCCTCGAAAATCCACGTTGCCGAGACCGTGGAAGTTCCTGAAGCCGAGCGCATGGAATAGACTTCCGAGTTGACTACGTAGAGTTCTTCGCCGGGCTGCGCGACCCAGCGGATGAATCCACCAAAAGCATTGAATGCGAGCGAGAGCGTCGGATTGCCCGAAAGAGCCTGCGTTCCTGCCTTGCCGTATGTTCCTGCCGCGGTTCCCGAGCGCGTGTTGAACTTCTCCGGCGTGATCGCTGAGTTACCCGTGATAGACGTTCCCGCACGCTGCACGGAAACACGGTTCACTGCCGATGCCGTTGCTTCACCGCCGATGATTATTTCTAGTCCTCGCGTCTGCCCTGCCGCTGCAGCCTGCAAGGTCAATGTGTCAGCCGAAGTTGAGAGCGCCACTCCAGGATTCACAATCGAGTACACCGGGTCGTTTTCGCAGCAAACACGGTTTACCAACTCATAGCGTGTCCACATCTGCCGGGCATGGCGCATGGCTTCCGAATAGCCCGTAGGCTGAGACCAGTGCATATAGTGCTTGCGCATGGCTAGCTTCAATTCGTCGGCAAACTCGTTGGGGCAGATGACATCTTTCGCCGCCCGCGTCACCGATTCTTCGAAGTAGCCAAGCGCCTGCGTGCTCAATACTTCGCTGGTCAAGGTTTCTAGAACTGCCATTTCGTCCTCACTTGTAGTGCAGGTTGATAATCAGGTCGCCCGCGCCTACGGCTCCCGTGTCCGCATCGGCTCCGCCCGTGGTGGTGGTAAAGCCGATTCCTGCGGAGAAGGCGAGCCCCGAATCAATGTCTAAGTTTGTGCCGCCGTTGCCCGGCACACCGATGGTATAAACCACGCCTGAGCCCGGAGTCGGAGTCGAGGCGGTGTTGTGCAACTTCACAAATTCCATGTTGGCGGTGGTGTTGACGATGCTCCAGCCATACACCTGCCCCGGAGAACCCTTGGCGCTAGTGGCGTTGGTAGTCGCTGCGCTGACTAAGTGCGAGATCGTCAGACCGCCTGAAGCTGCCGGAATAGCCGATGTGACCCAGGGGCTTGTTACTTGGGTGACAGGCTGATTAACGGCTGAGTTATCAACCTTCACCGCCCCGCCCGCCGAAATGCTGGCTTTGTTCGTGCCGCCAGAGTCGAGCAGTTCAACTGCTTGCCCAGCAGGAAGAGTTACGGGCTGGGCATTGGTAAGTGCGGGCTGGTCGGTCGCCAGCACCACGCGGAGTGTTCCCGCACTCTTAACGCCTGAGTTGGTGTCAACCGTAGTGCCGTTCCACTGGTCAACATTGGTCGAGGCATGGGATGGCGGAGTCGTGGTAACGGTGCCTGATACGGGCTGAGTCGTGGTTCCCGTGGGGTCGGTACGCACCGGGTGCGCCGATACTCCGAGCAGGTTGGTGCCATCGCTCAGCTCGACCGGCCATGCTCCAGCTAACGTGCCAGCCGTGCCCTGATTGACCGTTCCCCCGCTGCCCCCAAAGCTCGTGACTTGATTTCCGCTGCCATCAACAATCGAAACGTCGAGCGACTGGGCATTGGTCAGAGCCCGGGCGGTGACACCTAGCTCGGTGGTAGCCCCTTTGTTCCAGCCGATGACCTGTGTGCCTGTGGGATGGGCTCCTGATGCGGCGCCATCGGCGTATTGAGTTCCTCCGCCTCCGCCAGAAACCACGCTGACGGGCTGGACGGTAGTTCCAGTGGGATCAACACGAACGGGATTCGAGGCTGTGCCTAAAGGCGGCTGATTGGCGTCAACCGCATCTACCAGCTTGACCGGAGTAGCTGTGACGTTGCCGGTATTAGGCATCCGCGCCCTTCTGCCGGCAGTTTTCGCACTGGATACGGTCGTCGGGCAGCTTCTCGTAGCGAGCCACAATCAGCCCGCAAAAGCTGCACATCTCGGCAGAGCCTGCAACTTCTACCAACTGACGGGTATGCCGGGCTCCTGCTTCGGCTGCTTCGACTGCCGCTTCGACCCGCGCTCCGTGCTTCTCGAGCACATCATGGACATCGCTGAAACCCGTATGAAGGGCTTGAGAATGTCCGGCCATCAGAGCAGCCAATTCGTCAGACAAGGCGTGATAGAGGTTTTGCGAGTGCGTGCGCAGACGGCGCTCAACCACGTAGGCGGCTAGCGCGACGAACACTGCGAGCATGATGGCGTCGTGCCACATGGCCTAGAGCACAAACTTGGCGATAATCGTGCCGTTGGTGTTGGTCGAAGTGTTGAGCCGGATACGCAGGAAGTTCCAGCGATTCTGCCCCAGAGCTACCGTTCGCACTTCCCCACCCGTGGCCGTCGAAGTGTCAATGGTCGCGTAATCGGCATCGTGATCGCGGATGGCCCCCTGAAGTTGAACGCTGATCGCCGAGACCGTGCCACCGGTCTTGGTTTCCCAGGTCACCGCGGGAGAGTTCTGATTCAGGCCCGCAAAGGCTCTAACGGCAAACTGCCGCCCTGCGGTTCCATTGGCAGGGATGTTCTCGGCAACTTCGGCATCCAGTGTCCCAGCACGGTCGGCTTCGCCGGTAATCGCGGTTGCGCTGACATTGGCGTGCGTCAGGGCAGCCGTGAACGTGGTACTCGTTACTCCGGTCACGCTGTATGAGCCGTTCAGGAAGTCGTTGGGCGACGCCACGCCAGAGACCACGACCGTGTTCCCGCTCGAAAACTGAGAGGGCTTGGTATAAGGCCATGTCACGGTGAACGTCACCACGTTGGACGTAATCGAATACGAAGAAATCTGGGCGCCGAGCGCGGCGTTCGCGGCGTAGTCATCCAGAGAGCCGAAACTGTAGTTGGGCGCACTGGGCATGACGCACGGGATGGTTACAGGCGGGAAGGTCTGAACTGTCGGCTCGGTAATGTATGCAGGCATGGGTTAGCTCCGGGGAAACACGTTCACTTTGGCCTTGCCCAACAGGGAATCGAGCTTGGCGTGCAACTGCTCAAACTGAATGCGTATCCAGCGGGTTGAAAGCCCCGCAAGGAAACCCACGAGAAAGGCGAGCGCACACCAAATCATCATCATGAAAAAGATACCGAGCGGCGTTTCAGGTGGCGGCGGAGAGCTTCGATGGCGGTGATGCTTAATTCCGAGACTTCACGGCGGGAGATGCCCAGTTCTTTCGCTGTCTGCTCGATACTTCGCTCGCCTCCGCCATCAAAGCCGAAAAGCATTTCGACAACCGCTAATTGGGCAGGAGTAAGAACGGCTTGGGCCTTGCGTGCTAGATCGCGGGCGGCGTGCTCGAGTTCAGATTCTTCCGATGGCTGTTTCTTTTCCGATTCTGTCAGTTCCACGTCTTCGGGTTGAGGAATGTGGCCTACTTCCATCGTTCCCAAGCCTCTAAACCCATTAGCCTTTATTCTCCTGACTTCCTTGCGCATGGAATTGAGAATCAGCGAACGACAGTAATCAGAAGGGTCGCGCCCGTTCGATTCCTGGTGGAGAGTTACCCAGTCCACGGCAAAAATCTTCATTGTGACTTGGGCCACAAGGTCTTCCCTATCCTCTTTCGCCAGAGAATAGGTGACGCCCATCTTGAGCGAAATGGCCTGAATGAGCGGAGAGAACTTCTCGAGCAGTTGGAGGCAAATAGTCTGGTTTCCGTTCGGCTGGGAACGTCTAGTAGGCCCGAAACGTGATGTGGCCTGCATCCTAGAGGCGAAGGAGGATGTCGTCCACGAGAACTACCGTGAGATCGTGCCCATCCACCTTGACTTCCGTACCGCTAAAACTGCGAATCAGAACCTCATCGCCTACGCTGATGCTGGTCGGGTTGGGAGAGGGGAATCGGAGGCTGTCAGAAACGGCTACCACTTTGCAGCGCACCGGCTTGTCTTTGAAGGCATCCGGCGTTACCACTGCCCCTTCAACTTCCGGTATGCGCCATAGCAGAACCTTGCTGCCAAGAGGCCGAGCATTGACGGTCGGGCAAGGTGTGTCTTTTTTACCACACTCAGGCTCTGGCGCCGGGTTATCGCTTTGGCCAAAACTCGGTCGCTTGTCCACCACTGTCAGGTTTGGTGTCACAGGGGCGCTCATTCGGCAGATACCTTCAAATCGCCGTGCTTCATCGTGACATCCTGTGTGAATCGCTCATGGCTTGCCCGCTTGATCTTCGACATATCGGCCATGAGTCGTTCGTAATTCTGCTCAGGATGCTTGGCCTCAAACTCAGCTTTGGTCAGCACCCGCAGGTCATAGGCGATCTCGGAGAGAGTCCCGCCGCCCGTTCGAAACTGCGCCGACTTCGCGCCCGCTGCCAGTGAATCACCCGCCATTTCTCACCTCATTGCAAAGTTGCACAAAATGCCAGTACGGCGGCGGCCCATCCAACCCCATCCCGAACGCCATCCGGCAGAACAGCACAAAATGCTCCGCCGTAGGGCTCCACGGCATCGCTATCGCCGTCTCAAACCCAGCCTCGTTCACGAGTTGTTCGGTTGCCTGCATCCCCGCACATACTCCGCTATCGCCCCGTCTCTCCCGCTTCTCCGCCGCATTTTTTCCCACCTTCGCTTCCCCTTCGCCTTTCGCTTTCCTTTTACCCCGCTTCCACGCCTTTGGCAACATCTTTTGTGCCCTTTTTGCAACAACCTGTGGTAAATAAGCCACACTCTACGTAACTCGTTGATAAAGCGTGGCAAATACGTTTGAAAAATCTCGGTGAGTATCCCCGGGGCGGATGCGCATAGTGAGGCCCGGGTATCCCCCACCCCCTGTCCTGGCGAAGAGAAGGCGAATGGCAGCAGCTCGGCTGGCGCGTGGCATGAAACAGACTTAAGGCAAGAGCCTGCTCTAACTTACGGCGGATCGTCCCGCCAGTTCTCGGGCAAAGCCTGCCAGTGATCATCTGGAGTGCGAGCACGCCGATCCAATCACTTAGCTAAATGTAAGCTTTTAGCTTGACAGGCGGCGAAGTGGCATTTACAGTGAGGCGTTCGATGTCTTTGAGAGCGAGGGCGAACTTCTTGGAGGCTAAAACATGACAGTGAAAGAGCTAATTGCAGCGTTGCAAGAGCTTCCCGAAAAGCGCTACGCCTTTCTCCGCCGGGGGTGAGCTATGAAAGCCTATGCTTACCTGCGCGTGAGTTCGAAATCCCAGCTCGAGGGTGACGGCCTGGGACGACAACGAGACACCATCTCTGCCTATGCTGCTGCTCATAACATCCAGATTGTGAAGTGGTTTGAAGAAGAAGGCGTATCGGGCACCAAGAACGTCGCTGACCGCCCAGCCTTACAAGCTCTGATGCTGGCCCTGCACAGCAATGGAGTCAGAACGGTGCTCATCGAGAAGCTAGATCGTCTGGCTCGGGATCTTATGATCCAGGAGACCATCCTCGCCTACTTCAAGACCAATCACTTTGCAATGGTGTCAGTCATGGAGCCTGATATGTGCTCAGACGATGCCAGCCGGAAGTTGATGCGACAGGTTTTCGGCGCCTTTGCTGAGTATGAGCGCACCATGATTGTTTTGAGGCTTAGAGCAGGTCTCAATAAGATGCGGGCGTGTGGCCGGCGCGAAGGACGGAAACCTTATCCTGATGCCAATAGACCGCAAGAGCGTGAGATATACAGCAGAATGAAAGAGTTACATAGCTCAGGATTTAATTACGAGCAGATTGCTGCGGCCCTGAATCGGGAGCGCATTGAAACTAGGTCGAGCGGCAGATGGTACGCAGCCACGGTGAGACGCATCCTCCTGCGCTAGCCCTCCTCTTGGGCGGCGTCCCGAGCAGCCCCGGATTTGCGCATTCGCTTAACGATGTCTGCAATGCCGCCGAGCGCTTTCCACGGGTCTTGCCACGGGTCTTGCACGGTATCAAGAATGTTCTCGATGTCATCCAAATCAAGATTTATAAGCGGGGGCTGTCCCTCTGGCGCTGGGCTGGGCTGATTGAGGCTTACTGAGCAGTTGGGACATTCCCACGATGCTGATTGAATGCGGCTAGCACGCGGCTGCATTACAGTTTTGCAGGCAGGGCACCGGGGCGGCTCCCCTGTGGGCCGCGAGGCGGGCGCGAACTTCATCTTGGGCTGCGGATTCAACTCGCGCAGCTCGTGTGTGCCCATAACCATAAGCTGATAACAACGCAGGGCTTGGATTAGTACTTTGCGCTGTGTAATCTCCTGCTTCGCGGCGATTTCATCAATCACGCGCAATTCGTCATCGCTGAAATTCATTCCCAGACTGCTCATTCCCCTTCATCCTTTCTAGGTGACCAGCGCCCATCTCTAGGCAACACTGCCTGCACGATTGTGCGTATGTTGCTCTCAATGTCCGAGCGGCTAAACGCGTCAATGTTGCCTACAAACTCGTATTTGCACGGACTAGCATTGAGCCAGCGGCTATTCAGTATCGCCAAAAGAAGTTGGACTATTGCGCGCTTCATCGTTGCCCCTCCGGGCCGGGAGGCAGTGCCCGCAGAACTTCTCGACACGCCACATATACCTCGGCGGAAGCTGCTTTATCGGCCTCTTGGTGACTCGTGCTCAGTGGAAACCTGGCTGCCCATTCCATTGCCATTTCCAGTGCTTTGCGTGCTGCGTCCACCCAGCCCGTCGAGCCGCCACGCGGAATCGGAATGCCCATGAGCACCGTCTTGCACTGCGGACATTCCACCGTTAGCGTCGGGTCGGGCGGGGCAGCCGGGGAGCTGGAGCGCGAGGCCCGAACATTCCAGCGCCTTATGGCTTCGGCAGTGAACTGCACGTCTGAATTGTCGATTGTCGAATCATCGAGGTCAACAATCAAGCTGCCGCCGCACTTACGGCAGGACACAGTATTTGTGCATAGATACAGGCTGCTTACTCCAGCTCCGCAGAATGGACACGGTTCCAGTTCGTATCCGTCCTCGCGGGGAGTCGGGGCGGCCACGGGGTGTTCACATTTTGGGCAGAACCATGCTCCCTGCGGCAGGCGACTTGCACGTGGTTCCATTGCATTGCCGCACTTGTAGCATTCCGGGGCCGCGCCCACGGTGGGCTGGGCCTGGGGGTCAGTCATGGAATTTTTCTCCTTTAAGGTCAGTCATTGGGCCTCCTCGGACTCAAGCATTACCGTTTCGTCAGGGAATACGACTGACACTTTCATTTGCCGATAAAGTTTGAGCAGCAGAGCCGCGACTTCAAGTGCTTTGGCTTTCAACGCTGCTGCCTCACTGGGAAATCTCGGGTAATTGATAATTCCGACGACCACTCCGGGTTCATTTCCATTCTTGTAAATGTAGGTCGTTGGCGTCACCGACTGAATCGTGCGCTTCTCCCAATCGTGGAGCTGCTCGTAGAATTTCACCGCACCGCATCTCTGGCGAGCGTAAGCGTCGTGGTAGAGCCACATCGCCGCTACCTGCTGCTTCGTCAGCGGCTTGGATTTACGTCGCGCCATCTCTTCCTTCCTTTCGGCCCGCTACAGGTATCTGTCCTTGATGTCGCGCAGCCAGAACAGTTGGCGCGGGCTGATGGGCTGCTCTTCATCGTCCAACATCTTTTCTACGAAGTCGCGGTCCTTCGGTGCCATCTCGCCAACATCGCAGTCGAAGGCTACGAGTATCTTCAGCAGATCGCTCGCCTCATTGCGCCTACCCTCCGCTGTCCCGCCGCTCTCTTTCCACAGTGGATTCGCCATTTTTCCCTTTCAGGCTACAGAGTTTGGCTCCGGGGAGCTGCCCGCTTCAACAGGTTCATAAGTCGCCGCGAAGATGTCTGGCTTGCACGGATAGAGTTCTCCCTTGACGCCGCGAATAATCCAGTCATTCAGGTCGGCTTTCATGTTTCCTTCCAGTGTCTCGATAACCAGCTCGGGATAGCCAGTTTTTCTGAGGTCAAACTTGATGCTGACGTTGCGGTCATCCGCCTTCCCGAGAGCAGCAAGGCTTATTACTTCCGACACGTTAGCTCCGTGCCACAGAACTGCGTCAATTAATACGGGCTTCTTGCGAAATTTCGCCATTGTCTCCGCTTCCTCTTTTCCTTTTATTTGGGCGGCTCCCCCGCCTCACTCGCACAGGTTGTACACGCTCATGCACGATCTGGCTGGCAGGAGCGGCAGTTGATCTTTGTCCACATTCTCAATGTAGCTGAATACGTCCTGCGCCCACGGGAACACTGCACCCGTCGCGGCATCTAATCCCGTGCAGAAACGATCGGGGATGTAGCTGGGCGGGAAGAAACTTCCCCCACATAGGGCTTCAAGTTCAAGAATGTTGGCCTTAATCATTGGGCCGAGTGCTGGATTCGCAAGGTACGCTTTCAATTCCCGCTGGTTGATTAGCGCGCACGGGAAGCACCCAACACGCCCAGCACCCGCAAGATAGAGAGGATTGGGGCGGAATCCAGCGAGCTTTATCCGTTCAAAGCATTGTTCTGCGCTTTCATAGAACAGAGGCCTTTCTACCCAGCAGTCGTATATGTCTGACCACTCCCGCTGCTGCATCCGCATTCTGGCTTCCGACTCATCGCGGCGGATTCCCTGGTAGAGCATGAACTCATCGTTGATGGTTTTTAGGAACCGCTGCATCGGTTCGACTTTTAGATTCTCGGTGCAGAAGCGTGCCTTCGCCGAAGGCACGCGGCCCTTGAGTTGAACTAGGTCGCGCATCCCGCCTGCATACTTCTCGGATGTCAGCACATGAAACGACTCAGAGCGGACGAGTTGGGCGATAATCTCCGCGATGTACTTCTCCGTCTCAGGATGCTCCCACTTGGTATCGCAGAACACTGTCATGTAGCTCTCTAGATTCTGCTCTGCCCAGCACAGTAGTGCCGTTGAATCCTTGCCACCCGAAAAGCAAACAATATGCTTCATGCGCTCCCTTTTATTTGGGCCGGGCCACCGGAGCACGCTCACACCTTGGTGAATTTGCCTTTCTCGTCCAGCCGATACTCTGTATTGGCTTCGATTCCGTCCTCTCCCACATAGGCTACAGCTACGCGCGGACGTTTGGCTTTCTGATCGAACCAGAGCAGAGTCAGGGCACCGTTCGAGTCGGCTTTGGCAGTTCCAGCGTACCCAGCAATGGCCCAACCGTAGTAGCCCGTGGCCGATGCGTGCCCGGAGTAGCCCGTGGCCGATGCGTGCCCGGAGTAGCCCGTGGCCGATGCGTGCCCGGAGTTGCCCGTGGCCGATGCGTGCCCGGAGT